TGACGTTCATCAACGACGGTGATGACTGTGTTGCTTTTATGCCACGCTCCAAGAGCGCTGCATTTCTCCAGGAAGTCAAGGGTTTCTACCTTGAGCATGGTTTTACCATGAAGGTCGAACTACCAGTTGATGAAATGGAACGGATAGAATTCTGCCAGAGCCAGCCCGTTTGCATCGGAGGGGAGTGGAGAATGGTTCGGGCTCCAAGTAAGGTAGTACGGCAGGACTACCTCGCTGACCGTAGTCACACCAACACCGAGAGGGAATACCTCCAGTGGTGTTACTCAGTCGGCGTCTGTGGTCTGATGTCCAACTCGGGAGTGCCTGTTCTACAAGCATTCTACGAGGCTGGGGTGAACAATGGCGTACGTGTCAAGGATCCACGCCGGTACCACGGTGAGTATGGGTACTTGGCGCGTTGCGCAAGTGAGAGACGCGCGGCTACGCCAACTCACGTCACTGATGAAACCAGGTTGTCCTTTTACAAGGCATTTGGTATCAACGCATCAGAACAAGTGGAGCTTGAGGAGATGTTTGCCAGACATTTCCCTTCTGCCAATGAAAGACAATCGCCAGGTCTTTCATATCTATTCGACACACCATGAAAAATCGGAAGAGCCCGAAGGTTAAGCCTACTAGACAGAGAAATAAGAAGCGTAAGGCTGGAGCTTTAGTGGTTCGCCCCATGTTGGATAGTCCTGCCTTGAAGTGGGCCAATTTGCTGAAGAACCCTCGTTTGGGTGAATTGACGAGACCGATCTACAATGGCATGGGTGGGCAATTGTTCAGAGGGACTAGCACTATCATGTTTGCCGGCAACGGTACCACTGAAAATGCTGGAAACTTTGTGCTTGTGCCAGCCGTAGCCCCCGGGTCCATCACTTCCAATAAGGTTGCGGGAAGCATTATTGCTACACCCACATTTTACATTGGAGGTCCAGGTGCGACTTTCATTTCCAATAATGCCACCACATACAGAGCTGTAGCGGCCATGATGGAGGTGACGTATTTAGGGAGTGAGCTCAATAGGAGTGGGACGCTTTCCTTTGGGATTCTACCAGCCAATGAGGTAGTGCCTGGTAATCCAATCAATTTGGATGTACTTAGCACGTTCGTACCTCACACGGATAGGGTTGATGATTCAACCCATTCTATGCGGTGGTTCCCAGGGAGCACTGACCACGAATATAGGGCTGCGGGTGATCTCTCGTTTTCAGCAGGTACCAACGCTATTGTGATGGTAGTGCAAAATATGTTACCAGCGGCGTTCAGTTTCCGT